ATAACAGCCCTTCGGGGCTTTTAAATTTATAGTTATGTTTAAATTAGCAGATGAAGAAATAAGAATTAACAAAAACGTTTATGAGCTTTTAAAGCTTGATAAGGAAATTGTAGAACGATATGAGGAAGGTGTATTGGTTAGGTTTTACGGTAAAGAGTTTAAATATGAGGCATATTGTGAAGGGTTTTTTCCTAAGTATGCACCTGGAGAAATGAACATCGAACATATTGAAGACGTTGAAGTATTTTTTTATTAAAAATTTAAAATAAGTAATTATGAAAACAGAACATTTATTAGGAGTATTAATTGGATTAGGATTTGTATTTGTTATTGGTAGCTGGTACATAGAAAACTGGTTGTTTTTAGAAATTGGATTTTGGTACTTAATTATCATGCCTATAACTATTGTTAGTATTTATTTCTTTATACCTTTGTACGGTTGGATAAAACGTAAAATTAAAAACCGTAATAAATGACCTGCGAAGAAATAATAGAAGCCATAGAGGCTTACGAAATATTAGTTTAATTAATAGTTTATATGGAAAGTTTTGTAATATTTAAAGGTTGCCACAGAGCGACAATAGACTTTAGACCCATAATATTCGGAGGGGAAAACATAATAGTCAAATTTAGATTTAATAGATGGTATTCAGACGTTAATAATATTCAACTAACAGAGCAAATAAATAAGCTTTGGGGTTATAGTCATTCTTGGTGGCATAAAATAAATTCAGAGCGTATAGGATGGAGATGGTCTAAGGAAGTTGGGAAAGTTGACATTTTCATGTATAGGTATATTGGAGGTATTAGGGATATATCTTTAATAGGTATTTATAATATTAACGACTGGATAGAAATTGAAATGTATAGGCCAAGATTTGGATACACTTTATTCCCTTATTTTGGAGGTAAAGAACCAAGTCCAATAGATTTATTAATTGAGATAAAAATAAAATATTTGTAAAAAGTTTTTTTTATGTAAAAAAAAGTTGTTATATTTACATTGTAATCAAAATTAATAGATATGGCAACTTTAAAACACAACAAAAAATTTTACTTAGATTCAGATCAAACTTCTGATTGGTTTTCTGCTGACGTTTTATTAGGTAATAAAGAGATATGGGTAGAATGGACTGTATCTTATGATTTACACGTTTGCAAGGGTGATTATTATACTCCAGATTTTGCTGAGATTATTATTAACGAAGTAGTTATCGAAAACTTAACAGATTCAGAGGGTGAGCTTATCGAGTTATCGGAATACGAAAAAAACAAATTAGAGGAATTATTATTAGAAAGTGATTTATATGAGTAAAAAAGAAGTTAGCGCTAAGGACTTGCTTAAGTTTATTTCTAAGCAAATAGACAGGGAAGAAGTTCTTAGGCGCTTAAGAAAAGAAAAAGGTTTAACTAATAGTTATGGCGCACAGTTGTTATACGCGGAAAAGAATAGCATAACTTCTACGGCTAAAAAATTAGTTGATAGACTACAAAACATAAACCCAGATACAGAGGTTTATATTAAATTAGAAGGAGAATATTTTAAAATTAAATAGTTATGGAAATTAAAGATTTGAGCAAACCACTATCTATATTTGATATAGATTTTAGGATAGGTATGTCTAAACCTAATGGATGTTCTATATTAGCTTACAAAGATGCTAGGGTGGATATGAAAAGACTAGATGAAGTTGTAGGGGTTATGAATTGGACTAATGAATATAAAAGAGATTCTAAAGGAGTATTGCAATGTGGGATAGGTATTAGAATTGATTATGATAGTGATTTTGTATGGAAATGGAGTAATGGAACGGAATCTTTTGCAGAATCAGAAAAAGGAGAGTATTCAGATGCTTTTAAGAGAGCTGGATTTATGTGGGGTATAGGTAGAGAGCTTTATGATTTTCCTTTTATATGGGTTAATAGAATAGATGGTGATAGAAGTGATAAAAATGGTAAGTTATTAGTTAATCCTAACGAATGGACTTGGCTATGGGGTAAGTCTGGAGATGTGTTATATGCTAGAGATAAAAATGATAATATAAGAGTTAAAGCAAGCAGATAATGAGTTTAGCAAGTCACACTCAAATATCAATAATTGAAAGCATTATTGAGAGCACTTCTTTAACTTATGAAGAAAAGGAAGTAGTATATTTTCGGATTCAAGACCCGGAATTAGATGAAATAGAAGCAAGTGTAATAATAGAATATTTACAGGAGAATTATATAAGTAATGATCCTGCTGAACAGTTCAAAAAGTTTAAATTTTAAATTAATAGTTATGAAGCAAATCAACGATTTTAAGGTAAGCGGTAATATTGGAAGCGAGCCTATTGTAAATGAGAAAACAGGGCAATTATCTTTTAGCTTAGCAAACAATGCTAGTTATAAAAAAGGTGATGAATGGATAGACAAAACAAACTGGTTTAATGTTTTCTGCGATCCTAAAAAGTTTAGCCATTTAAAAAAGGGTGATAGCGTTATAGTTTACCAGTCTAGTTTAAGTGTAAACCAATGGGAGAAAGACGGCCAACAAAGAATTAGTGTTAATATTAACGCTTATGGAATTGTAACGGAGCAAGACTTTAAAAAGAAGCAGCAAGATAAACAAGCTCCAGTAAGTGCTAATGGTGATTTACCTTTCTAATGGATAATAAGCAGATTGAAGAAATGGCGGGATTGCTTAGATACTACTCTGAGCTTCCCGCTGATTTTAACGACATAGATAGGCTAATAGTTGCTAAGCGTAAATTAATTCATTATAGCTTTTATTGGGCTACTGAGGTAGGAAAAGCTTTAGAAGTTTATAATACATCATATGCGGATAGAAAAAACTTTGTAGCTAAGTATATTGTAAACGAAATAAAGAACGGTGAAAGTGTTAGCAAGTCAGAGTTTAGAGCAGAGGCAGAAGCTGCTAAGATGCGTTTAACAGAAGCAAAGGCCGAAGCATTGTACAGAGAGTATAAAGGCTATCAAACAGCTTTAGAAAATGCTATTCAAAGCGTAATGCAAGATATAAGTAAATTAAAGAAAGAGGCCGAACTAAGTAAACAAGATGCGTAAAAATCCATTTGAAAAGTATTTAAGTAAAGAGGATTTACTTCAAAGAAAAGTAGTTACTTATGTGAAGTTGCAATATGGCGTAACTTGTATTCCATTAAACACAGAAAGTAAAAAGTCTAGGTTTGAGCAATACAAGTTTAAAGAAATGGGAGGTATAAAGGGACAGCCAGATTTATTTATCCCTGTCCCTAATTCCCAGTATAGCGGAATGTTTATAGAACTAAAAGCCGATGGTGTTACTGTATTTAAAAAAGATGGAAGCCTGAGAGCTGGTGAGCATTTACAAAACCAAAACAACTATCACGAAATGCTTAAAAAGCAGGGATATTGGGCTGGATTCTGCATCGGAATAGATCAAACTTTAGAGGAAATAGATAAATATTTTCAAAAAAAGTAAAAAAAAGTTTGTACAGAATAAAAAGTTTTATTTATATTCGTACTATAATCAAAATTGATAGTTATGGAAAGAACGAATAAGATTAATGCTTTAGAGGCTAAGTTGGATTTGCTTAATGAGATTAACTCTTTAATTGAAAAAATCGACGAGCAAATTTATGAATTGAAAGTAAACACTCCTACTTATTATCATTTATATGCTAAATCGGGAGAGTTAGATCACGTTATTGATATTAAGCAAATGGCTAGGCTTAGACTAAAGGAAAGATTTAACAGAGTTTTTGAATCAAACATTTTAATTTAATAGTTATGGAATACGCTAAAAAAGTTTTACAAGAAGAATTATCGTTAATCAAAAAATCAATTAAAAATGGCGATTGGACATTATATAAAGAGGCTTTAAAATTAAGAGAGAAAAGGTGTAAAGATATTGAAGATGTTTTAAAAATTATTAATAGTAAAAACAAATAGTTATGGACAACAAAGAAAGATTAGACAAAGCAACACAGGCGCTTAAAGTTATGTTAGCAGCCTTTTTAGTAGAAAACGATTTAGAAAACTACGACAAGGATTATAAAGTTTATGCTATGTCGATTAATACTCAAGTAGAGCAATTAGTTTATGAAATTGATAAGCAACTTTCTTATCTTTAAGCATGAAAGAATTAGATAGGGATAAATTTTTAGCAGAGTATGTTGATTGGCTTTATGATTCTGGTGTAGATAGCGCTCACCAGATAAAGTTTCACGCTACTGTAATGGCTATGAGTTTACAATTAAACCCTTACGGAACATTAGAAAGATTAATAGAGGAGTGTCCAGAAATGGCGCTCCCTTCAATAGAATTATTAGGAAAATATGGAAAATTACATTAAAGTAAATCATTATGTTTACGCTGGTATTAATCCACTAGCTATGCAAAACAAAAGCCAGGTAATAATTAATTTAGTAACTAGAGAAACTGGTGTTACCTATAAAGAATTAAAAAGTAAATATAGGGGAAGGGATGTATCGGATGCTAGAGCGTTATGTATGTATTTCATGCGTAAATACACAAATTTAAGTTTAAATTTCATAGGCGATTGTTTTAATAAAAATCATGCTACTGTAATACACAATATTAGGAAGATAGAAAACTTAAAAAATTTTGATAGCAAGATAGCCGGTATTATAGAGCAGATTGAGTACGATTTAAAGAACTGTGTTAAGCAAATAGGAACTCAAATAGACTATTCAAAAAGAGATGAATTAATAGGGTTCTATTATAAAAATAATTAGTAAATAGTTTTTTAGTTTCAATTACAATATGTAAATTAGCTAAATGGAAAAGATAACAATCAATCCAGAAAAGACTTATACAAAGTCTGAATATCATAAAGTTTTTAAGGTTAGTAGGCCCACGATAGACAAAATGATAGAAGATAAACGTTTAAAGTCTGTAAAAATAAAAGGTGGGGTTATAATAATCCTATAATTTTTTTTCTTTAATAATTTAACAATTTGTAAAATGGCTAAAGAGCTACCATATTTTAAATTTTTTACAGGAGAGTGGGCTAATGGTGATATAACTTGTGAGAGTTATGAAGCTCAAGGATTATTTATAAATATCTGTTCTTTATATTGGAGTAAACAAGGTGAGTTAAAAGAGAAGCACGCTAGGAAGAAGTTTAAATGTGATGATTCTTTTAATGATCTTATAGAATCCGAACTTATAAAAGTGGAAGAAGGGAAACTAGTTATATCTTTTTTAGATGAGCAAATGTCTGAAACTAAACGCATTAGGCAAAAACAGTCTGAGGGAGGTAAGAATAGTCAACTTAAACGCAAGCTAAAGTCTACTTCAAGTATACCTAAAGACGACTTAAAGTATACTTCAAGTAATAAGATAAGAGAAGATAAAGATAAGAGAATAGAAGATAATACTAATAAAGCTAATTTATTTTATAAATGGTTTTTTGATCCTAGTAGACAGGCTAGTTTAGATAGGTTAATGATGAAGCACAAAACTAATATTCCATTTTTAAAAGAAAGGTTGGTAGATTTCTTAGATGTGGAAAAGGAAAAGTCTGAGTTTAAGGATAGGGATAACGGAGATATTAACCAACACTTTACTAATTGGCTTAAGCATAATCCTCCTAGAGAGTATGTGAATAAATCTAACAGACCTAAACTAACATTTGATTAATGAAAGATTATAGTAAATTTATAGATCCGTTAGATTCCTCACTAAATACCCTAGATAAAATAAGGACGGGTAATGTTGAGCGCGGACTTGGTATAGGTGTAGAGGAGTTCGATCAAAGGTTATTGTTTAAAAGAGGTCAGTTCAATATGGGTATTGGTCATGACAACGTAGGTAAAACAGATTTAATTATGTGGTACTACGTTTGTTTATCTAAATTACATGGTATTAAGCATTGTATTTTTTCTAGTGAAAACAAGCCATACTCACTATTAAGAAAAATATTTAATTTTTGGACTGGTAAAAGAATAGATAGGGATTTTGTAAATAACGAAGCTTCTTATTTTAGATACCTTGAGGAAATTAAAGAGCATTTTAGTTTTATTAGAACAGATCAAAGGTATAGCGCATCAGAGATAATTGATATAATAAAACATCAAAATTGCGATACTGGTTTGATTGATCCATTTAACTCTTTAAAATCTAATGGGGGAAATAAGCATGAAGAGGACTATGAAGTATGCGCGGATATTAGAACAATGTGCCTACAAACTAATAAAACCGTTTATGTAATGGCACATATTGCCTCTCAGTTTGCTAGAATGACTTATCCAATGGAACATGAATACAAAGGACATTTAGTACACCCAGAAAAAAGTTATGTAGAGGGAGGGCAGAAGTTCGCTAACAGAGCAGACGACTTTCTAAGTATCCATAGAATGACTCAGCACCCAGATTTATGGAATGTAACAGAGTTACACGTTAGGAAAGTTAAAGAAACAGAAACAGGGGGAAGTGTAACGTACAAAGATGAGCCTATAAAATTAAAAATGGTTGACAGGTGTAAGTTTGAAATAAACGGTAAAGACCCATTACAAAACGAAACCCCTACTAATTTTGAGCTAGATTATCCAAAAAACAACGCTTTAGATAGTTTTATAAACGCAGGAAACTTAGAAGATGATGAACTCCCATTTTAACAAAAAAGATTTAAAACCGTTTGTGAAGCATTTAAACGCTGTTAGAGGCAATTTAACAGATGAATTGGTATGTAGATATATAAATTCAAATATAAGCGCTCTAAAGGCATCTAAATACGCTTTAATGGAAAAGTATAAAGAGAAGGGAATTAAAAACCAATTTACAGAAGCTTTGAATAATGATATTTTAATGGTTCATGAGCTTGAATTGTATATCATCGAGTTACAAAAACGTATAAAGCAAACTAATGAGTATTTAAAATCACTAAATAATTTTTGTAAATAAAAAAAAGTTTTTACATTTGAATAAATTAAATAGTTATGGAAAATCAAAAACAAAGGCTGCTCGCCTATTTAGAGCAAGGCGAAACAATTAATCCTTTAAAAGCATGGAATGAGCTTGGAATTTATAGACTAGCTTCTAGGATATGCGATTTAAGGAAAGAAGGTGTCGAAGTTAAAGATAGATGGTTAGACGTTTCTAATCGTTATGGAGAATTTGTGAAAGTTAAACAGTATTATTTATAGTTATGGATTATCAAGAATTTTTAGAAAGTAAAAAACATAGTATAGGTAATTTTGGTTTTGATGCCAATTATATACCGAATATAGCATTTGATTTTCAAAAAGCTATAATAGAAAAAGCTGTTAAAAAAGGCCGTATGGCAATATTTGCGGATACTGGTTTAGGTAAAACATTAATGCAGGTTTCAATAGCTAAAAACATTGTTAATCATACAAATAAAAAAGTATTAATATTAACTCCTTTAGCTGTTGCTTTTCAATTTATTTTAGAAGCAGAAAAGTTAGGTATAGATGATATTGAATATTCTAAGGACGGTAAACATTCAAAAAAGATTGTTATTTGTAATTACGAGCGGTTACATTATTTTAATAAAAATGAGTTTGTAGGTGTTATCTTAGATGAAAGTTCAATACTTAAAAACTTTGACGGTAAAATTAAAAATCAAGTAACATCTTTTGTTAAAAAAATACCTTACAGATTTTTATCAACGGCAACTCCATCTCCTAATGATTTTATTGAGTTAGGTACTTCTTCAGAAGCACTAGGTTATATGGGTTACATGGATATGCTAACTAAGTTTTTCAAGAATAATCAAAATAGCGTAGATAGTAACAATAGAAACATAGGTGAAAAGTTTTATTTAAAACCTCATGCAGAGAGAGATTTTTTTGCTTGGGTAAACCAATGGTCTATTATGGTTAAAATGCCATCTGATTTAGGTTTTGATAATACGCGTTATGAGTTACCTAAATTAATAACTAATAAACACGTAGTTACAAATGATAGTCAAATTTCGGTTAATGGTCAATTACAAATGTTTAATATCGTAGCTAAAAACTTTAATGAGATTAGACACGAGCAAAGGCAGACAGAAGAAAAAAGATGTGAAAAAGCTATTGAATTAGCTAAAGATAAAACTTCTGTATATTGGTGTAATACAAATAGAGAAAGTAGTATTTTAAAATCAAATGATAGTGAAGCTTTAGAGATAATAGGAAGCCAGTCAATAGATAAAAAGGAAGAAATACTAATAGCTTTTGCAAAAGGAGAAATTAAAAGACTAATTACAAAAGCTAAAATTACTGGTATGGGTTTAAATTGGCAGCATTGTAATCATTCTGTATTCTTTCCTACATGGTCATATGAACAATATTATCAAGCTATTAGACGTTTTTGGAGATTTGGACAAAAGAGGGATGTTACGATAGATATGGTTATTTCAGATGGACAAACAAGAGTATTAGAAGCTTTAGAGCAGAAAACAAAAAAAGCGATAGATTTATATGAGAATTTAGTTAAGAATGTGAACAAGTCTTACGAACAACAAAAGAAAGAATTTAAACACGAAATTATTAAACCAAATTTTTTATAGTTATGAATGTTAAAGAACAATTAATTAAAGACAATTACGCAATTTACAATAGTGATTGTATGTATGTACTTCCAACATTAGAAGAAAAATCAATAGACTTATCTATTTATTCTCCTCCATTTGCTGGACTGTACAATTATTCTAGTAGTGAAAATGATTTCTCTAACTGTGAAACTAAAGAACAATTTTTAGAACAGTATGAGTTCTTAGTTAAAGAAATTGCAAGAGTAACAAAAGATGGTCGTATTACTGCTGTTCATTGTACAGATGTTTTTGATAATACTTGTAGGCTTTGGGATTTTCCAAATGAAATAATAAGAATACATGAAAAGTACGGATTTGAATATAGAAATAGAATAACAGTATGGAAAGAACCGTTAAAAGTTCGTATGCGTACAATGGTTCAAAGTTTAATGCACAAATTTGTAGTAGAAGATATGACTAAGTGTTTTACAGCTATGCCTGATTATGTATTGATTTTCACTAAAAAAGGGGAAAATAAAGTACCAGTAACTCACCCTCAAGGATTGAAAAAATATTTTGGAGAAACACCTGTATTGCCAAATATATTACAAGCTTGGAATAATGCTAATAAATCAAACTTAAATGCGGATCAACTTTGGAAGCATTTAAACGATAAGTACCAAGACCATGAAGATCCAAAAAGCAATAAGCTATCTCATTACATTTGGCAACGTTATGCTAGTTCTGTTTGGGATGATATTAGAATTGATAATGTATTACCTTTTAGAGATTCAAGAGAAGAAGATGACGAAAAGCACGTACATCCATTACAACTAGATGTTATTGATAGATTAGTTGAAATGTACTCAAACGAGGGAGAGGTAGTTTTAACTCCTTTTATGGGTGTAGGTAGTGAGGTTTATTCTCCTGTTTCATTAGGTAGAAAAGCAATAGGAATAGAATTAAAAGACTCTTACTTTAAGCAGGCTAAAATAAATCTATCTTTAGCGGATAATAGGTTTAAAGAAGAACCAAAACAAGCAGAACTATTCTAATGAAAGAGATAATAGAAGCAAATTACAAAAGTATAGTAGATAGGGGTTTAATAGCCCCTACTACTAATCTTTTTGAGTTCTTAGATAAGATTGATGAAGAGGTTGAAGAATTAAATAAAGAAGCTTTAAAACCTAGACCGATTAGTAATCTTCCAGAAGAATTAGCAGATGTTATAATGGTTTGTTTGAACATGGCCAAACATTATGATATTGACATAGAGCAAGAAATTAAAAACAAGATTAAAGTAAATGAACAAAGAGCAAAAAATGGTAAATGAAGATAAAGCATTAGAAGCAAATATATTACTAGGACTTTTTAAAGCAACAGTAGAA